ACCTTCTAGGAACCCTAATTTGTCCCATTTGTTTATAGTGTCTTCTTTGATAACTTTCAAGTGCTTAAGACCGATGTTACCTACTAATCCACTTTCTAATAATGCTCCCATTTTTAATTTTTAGGTTTTATTATTTGTTTATTTATTTTTATTTAATTATTTTTGACATGATGTCTTTCATTCTCATAAATTGAGGATTCTCATATGTCTTAGATTCAATCAAATTAACGGCTGAACCTGACTGTGGAGCTTTCTCAATTACTTTTTCGATAGACTCAGTCACGAACTTTGGCTTATTAGTTCCAAGTTCGTCTTTAATTGTTTTATATAACGCTTTAGACTCTTTCAAAGACTCAGCAGAATCAAATCTTCTCAAAATGTTAATTTTTTCTTGCTTTGATGTAGAATGTTCAGTAAACAATCTTGTAGCATATGCTAAGTTTGAATTGAAAACAGCAACTTCGTTAAGTTTATCTTTGAACATGTTCAAAGCCTTTCTGTATTCTTCATTTTTAGCTCTTAACGTTTCAAGTTCTTCACTACTTTCGAATGTAAGATTTCTGTTAGGAGTAATACCTTTTCTTAATCCACGACCTTCTTTAGAACCAAATCCATAAGTACGAGCCGCTTCTTTAGCTTCTTCTTTACCCATTTTGTATCCTGATTTAGTCGGCATTTCGAAAACCTCTTCATTCTCAGTAAATTCAAACTTGTGAGAGTGACCTTTAGTTGTTTTAGCCTGCTTCATTTTTTCATTGAATCCACCTTTAGTACTCTTATAAGAGAACTTTGAAGCGGAACCTGTTTTAGCTCCTTTACCAACAACTGGTTTCTTGCTTTCTTTTGTTTCAGTCTTTTTGCCCTTTGTTGACTCAGCGATTTGAGATTCTCCAAACAATTCGTCGTCTAATTCAATTTCATAAACAACTTCTTCTTCAGATTCTTCCTCTTCCTCTTCTTCTTCATTAGTATCCCATCCTTCGTAGAAGATTTCTTCTTCTTCCTCTTCTTCCTCCTCTTCTTCCAAAGACTCAGAATTAAATTCTGTCTCTTCTTCATCCATAGATTCAGTTTGGATTAAGTACTCATCTTCATCGTCAGTTAAATGAATATAATCACCATCTTTTTCAATAGAGATAGTGTCATCGTCATTCATAGATTTGAAAACTTTAAGGATTTCTTCGTCGCTTGCGTCAGTTAAATCAACTGTCATTTCATCTTCTTCAGAATCCATATCCATGTCAATATCCATATCCATTTCGTCTTCCATGTCATCAGAATCTAAGTCTAATTCCATTTCGTCTTCATCTTCCATGTCCATATCCATGTCCATTTCATCTTCCTCAGATGATTCGTCTCCCTCTTCTGACTCAATGTCATCAAGTTCAACTTCTTCTTCAGCCTCATTTTTCATAGACTCTTTTACTAATTCGCTAATTTCTTCCTTCATTGTAGAAGCAAGTATTTCTTTTGCGTTTTCATTGATAGCTTCCTCCAAATTTTTCAATTGGATTACCGCTTCTTCAACCAAATTTTTTTCTTGCATAGCAGATTTATTTTTTTATTAATAAATATGTAGGTTTTTTAAAAAATTAAGTTTTTTAATTTTTAAGCGTAAAAAAAGGGACAATAAGTCCCTTTAATTTTTTTAATTAATTAGTTTTACTCAAAAATCTCATCGATTTTACTTTCAGCAACTGAAGTAATTCTCCAATCATAAGAGAATGATTCGTAAGCTTTAGTTACTTTTGCCTCAACGTCAGTAACATTGTAACCTTTAACTAATTTTTCCTCACGAACTTTTTTAATCTTTCCTGAGTTTTCATCTGGCAAGTCATATTGAACTTTTGCCACAAAATATTTTTCGTCCATTTCCATAATAAGTTATTTTCCCAAATAATCGGAAAGTTTACTCATTAAATCAAGCGATTTGTTTAATCCTCTAGCGGCTTTTTGTTCTTTTTCTTCCTGAAGGTTCTCTTCAAACTGAAATCTTCCATTTGGTTCGGTGAATAAGTAAGCCCCAGGTGTAGATGGTGATGACACAAGGTCAAAACAGATTAATTCAAAATCATCTTGAACTTCATTTTGGTCACCCACCTTTTTTAACGAACCTACCCCTCTTGAGGATATTCCTAATGTTACACCCAACCTTAATAAGTTGGCTGCTTGGTCACCTTTAGTTGATACAATACCTCTCTCGTGGAACCCTGGTGAGGTCAATAATAATAACTTACCTAATAGCACGTTATCTTCCCACCACATCTCAGTAATAATATGAGATACTCTATCTAAGTCAATTAACGATGACTCAGGGTGATTTAATTCGGATAAAGCAGTCTTACGTCCAATATAGTTTTTTGTGTAATTCTCAGCCTCTCTTTTTAAGATTCTTTCAGGATAAATTCTACCATTTCTATTTGGCGTATTATATTTCTGTAATACTGCATAAATTTCAAATGGTTTTGAATAGTCTTTAAAATCTCTACTTTCTTGTAAGAATTTTGAATTATTTTTTTCAGTTGGAGACACGTATCCCGCATCCATCTCAATTAAAATTCCTCTACCGATTTCAGTCGGACCTAATATTTTATAATTTTGCATTTCAAATACTTTTAAAATAAATATTGAAAAAACACTAATTATTTACTTTAGATTTGTTTTCGGACTTTTTTAAATAAAATGTGAAGTTATTATTTGATTTGAAACATTCAAATTCTACAAATTCAACTATTTTTTTTAGATAATTTTTTAATTCAATTGATTTAAAATCAATTTCTTTTTTTGTAAAGAAAGTAATCTCTAAATTCATGAATGACCTTTTTTTGAGTGATATTCCACTTGTTCTGAGGTCTAAATCAACAATAAATTTATCATCAAAGAACAGAGGGTCAATTATTTCTGTTAATGTTGATTTGATTTTTTTACTCATCATCGATACAGGTCTAACCCAATTAACTTCATCTGTCTTTGGTTCGACCCAACTTTGTATGTTTAAATAAATTGATTTTAAATTTTTTGCATCTACTGTACCATAATTAGATTTTAAATTTTTAAAACCTTTAATCTCACACGACTTACCTTTTTTCATTAATGTCTACACATAACTAAGTTTATTTTTTTAAAATATAATCTTAGAATGATAGTATGTCAAAAAAAAATCCCGATATTCGGGATTTTAAATTATATTTGTAAGTTCTTATAAACTATTTCGTAATGACAGTAATTTTATATACTCTTCTTTAGTTTCCTTAACTGATGTTATCTTTTCTTTTGTTTCAGTTAAAACTTTTTTTAACTCCTCGTCAGACTCATTAATTAAAGATTCAATCTTTGAGATAGTCTCAGTTCTTAGAGTGTTGAACTTATCTGTTAGGTCTTTACCGTTCATTTTTACAATTTCCAAAACTTTAGTTTTGTCAGATTCGTTTAAACTTTCGATATACTTTTTAGCGGTGGAGTTTGCAACTTTAAGAATTGTACTAATAGGAACTTTTGGAGATTTACTTTCGACAATAGTTTTTTCTTTACTTAAAGACTCAACAATATTTTTTCTAGCAATTGATTTCTTTTCAGGGTTTATTAAATCTCCGTATAATAAATCGTCAATTGATTTGTAGTTATTCTCCAAAACTATTCCGTTTGTCCAAGACTTAATAAACCTTAAAGTTGTTTCACTCAATTTAATTTTATTAAATTCTGACACCATGTCGTCAACAAGATAATTTGCCGTTTCCTTATCTAAAGATTTATTCTCATTCAAATTATCATAAATCTTCATCAAATTACAAAAATCTTTATTTTTCAAAAGTTTGTTATTGAACAAACGCATATCCTCCTTCAAGTTGTTTTCACCAAAGGATTTAATTAATTTGTTTTCTACTATTGTTTTAATTACTCCAAATCTCATTTTACTTATTTTTTTAATAAATATCAAGACCTCAATAGTTTATTTAAATGTTCTTCCATTTGGCCTAAAGATTTCCCTCCTCTTGATAAATCAATCACTTCATCCTCACCTAACATTCCACTGTTCTCTAACAAAATATTCATTGTTTCAGTTTTTGATTCAGGTATTGGAGGTGTTGGTCCTCCAGTACCTTCTGCCGGTGGTGGAGTTGACTCAGGAGCCCCCATTCCTCCCATATCAGGTGGTGTCTCACCTCCTTCAGCAGGAGCCCCTGCGGGTTCACCTTCTTTTTTACCATACAATTTATCTAAATTATCAAATAAACCAGTGTGAGTAATAACTTCAGCAGTTTTCTTCAATTCTTCACCAACCGCTCTTTCAATTCTTTGTTGTTGTAAATCAAGTTTAATTTCTTCATCAGAAAAACCAAATATATGTTTCTTAGCCCATGAAGTGGATACTGCTTGAATTCCATTACCAGGGTCAGAAACCATGTCTTTATAAAGAAGAATTTTTTCCTTCATTATATCAATCATTAATAGGTCCGCCTGTTTGGACGGATTAGTTAAACCAAGTCTAAAGTTTGAAATTTCATCTTCGAACCCTTTTAAGAATAAGTGAATGATTGCAATCTTATTTAATTCTTGCAACATACTTTTTTGAATTCTGTTAATGGTTCTTGCAAAACGAATGTCTTGTAATGATAAGTTTTTACCATCCCCAACAGTCTCTTCAAACCCTAAGAATGCTTTAGGGACTCTTAGAGCTGTTAATAATTTCTTTTGGATATACTCGATGTCCGCAATCTCAGACAAGTTTGTTGCACCTGGTAACGTCTCTATAGGACTTGCTTGAGCCGGGTCTCTTACAGGAACAAAATAATCTTGGTCAACCGCCATTTGATTGAATCTCATATCCACATTACCTGTCTTAGAATCCACAGTTTGTGAACGTTTAAATTTGTTTGCAAATCTTTGGATATACGGTTCAACATCCGCATCGTCCATATTACCAACGAATACCTTGAATACACGTCTTTCAGGTGCTCTTGATGTTCGGTAAATTA